GCGCAAAAGCTATCCCGCATGTCGGCCTACGATGGCGCAATGTACGTCCGCAGCAAAGAAGAAGAAATCTTCAAAACGAATAAGTTGGAAAAACAAAAAGGCTACCGGCGGATTGGTAAGAGTGTTTTGATACGGGATTGGGCAGAAGAGTTGGCAAAACCAACAGAGTACAACAACGGGGTTGCTGCCTGTCCATTTGCGTTGCCTGCCATTGAGGCGGGAGAAGTTAACATGATCTTCACGGAAGACTTATGGGCGGATGTTTTAAGGGTTTGCAAATCGTTTGACGAACTTGATTTCAAGGTAAACCTTATTTGGGATCACTTTTTCGAAGGGTCATACGAACAGCTTGAAGCAGGCTGTATGAAATTAAACGAAGCCCTCACTGAGATGGAAGAAGACATTTGGCTTTTGTGTTATCTAGGTGATGACGCAATCGTCTTTGTGCAGCGTTGGAGTGAGCTAGAGAATGCTGCTGCAAAGTTGGAAAAACTAGGGTACTATACAAATTATAACCCTCAAGAGTATGAAAGACTTATCTTAGGTCGTAGAAACAGGAGACAGTAAAATGCCGGGTAAATTAAACATGGTTAAGAACAAGCAGGGAAAAATGGTCCCTGATTACGCTGCTGATGGCGTTGGTAAAATGATGCGCGGCGGTCGTGTCGGTATGATGCGTGGCGGCGAGGTAAAGATGATGCGCGGCGGTAAGGTTAATGGTTACGCAAATGGCGGTTGTGTCATGACAAAAACCAACCAAAACCCCATAATAACATGAGTTGATAGATGGCTACTTCAGGTTCAAGAGACTTTAACCTCGATGTCGGTGAGATAATCGAGGAGGCGTTTGAGCGGTGCGGGCTGGAGGTTCGCACTGGTTATGATGCTCGGACGGCGCGTCGGTCTTTGAACCTGATGTTTGCTGAATGGGCAAATCGTGGCATTAACATGTGGACTGTGGAGCAGGGCACGATAACCCTTACCCAAGGTCAGGCTCAGGAAACGTTGTTGCCTGATGTTGTTGATGTGTTGGAGATTGTGCTTCGTCGGGGTAACACTGATTATGAGGTAGAACGGATTAGTCGGGGGGATTACGTTACTCTTCCCAACAAAACTACGCAGGGTCGTCCCAGCCAGTTTTGGTTTAATCGCCAGATTAGCCCTGTAATTAATCTTTGGGCTGTTCCTGAGAACTCTACGGATCAAATCATTTACTACTATGTGCAGCGGATTGAGGACGCAGATACTCTGGTCAACACCACTGACATGCCCTTTAGGTTTTACCCTTGTATGGTTGCGGGTCTGGCTTATTACATTGCGATGAAACGATCTCCAGACAGGCTCCAGCTTTTAAAGTCTGTGTATGAGGAGGAGTTCCAACGTGCAGCGGATGAAGACGAGGATCGTGTTCCATTGAAGTTGCAGCCTAGTATTCAGTATCTGAGGGTGTAATGGCATACGCTTCGGGCAAACACGCATGGGGAATATCGGACAGATCGGGCCGTCGTTACCGTCTTCGAGAAATGAAGGTGGAGTGGACAGGTGCGAAGGTTGGCCCTGATGAGTTTGAGCCTAAGCATCCTCAGTTGTTTCCTCCGAAGGCGTCTCCGGATCCGCAAGCGTTGCGTAATCCTCGCCCGGAAGGCGGGTTGCCCGAGCAAAGGGCTACACAATATGGGTGGAATCCTGTAGGGTTTAACGAGATTGAGGGTCTTTCGCCTCCCAATAACTTGGTGGCTATAGGTTCGGTGGGCACAGTGACGGTGACAACATGACGATGACATATGGTGAACTGAAGCAGGCCATTCAGGACTACACGGAAAACGATGAGACAACGTTTGTAAATAACTTACCGTTGTTTATTCGGCTGGCCGAAGAGCGCATACTAAAAAGTGTGCAGTTAAATCTGTTCCAGAAAAACCAGTTTGGCACCATGACCACTGGCAATCAATACTTGGCTGCGCCGTCTGATTTTCTTGCTCCCTTTTCGTTGAGTATTGATGTAAGCGGTGATGCAGAATTTTTATTGTTTAAGGATTTAGACTTTGTCCAGACGTACACCCCGGATCCGACGACAACGGGACAGCCGAAATACTACGCACAATTTGACGTTGATAACTTTATTTTGGCTCCAACTCCTAACGCTAACTACACTGTGGACATACACTATTTGTATCGACCAACTTCGATAACAGCGGGAGCGGATAGCGGAACCAGTTGGTTGAGTACAAATGCTGAGATTTCTTTACTATATGCTTCGTTAATCGAGGCGTACACGTTTATGAAGGGCGACCCAAATCTCATGCAGATGTATAACCAGCGGTATATGGAAGGCATTTCTCGCTTGAAGAATTTGGGCGAGGCGCAAGAAACAATCGACGAATACCGCTATGGTGCTATTCGAAAACCGAGAACGTAAGGAGAATTTTAAATGGCTTTCACAGGAAACTTCTTGTGCACCTCTTTCAAGAAAGAAGTTCTTGAAGGTCTGCACGATTTTAATGCAAGCGGTGGAAACACCTACAAACTTGCGTTGTATACGAACAGTGCTTCGTTCACAGCAGCAACAACCGTTTACACAACATCTAACGAGGTGAGTGGAACAGGTTATTCTGCTGGTGGCGGGACATTGACGAACATTGATCCGACTACAAGCGGAGTAACAGCGTTTATTGATTTCGCTGATTTAACGTTTAGTACAGCAACGATCACTGCTCGTGGTGCGTTGATTTATAATTCAACGAACGGCAACCGCACAGTTTGCGTGTTGGACTTTGGCGCGGATAAAACGTCCACAGCGGGGGACTTTACGATTGTGTTCCCAACAGCGGACGCAAGTAACGCTATTGTTCGGATAGCCTAATGGCTGACATCATCGTTCCAATCGGCGGTTGGTCCCGCTTTGGTTGGGGCGATATGCCATGGGGGCAGACGGACCTCCCCAAAGCCACGGGTAATGTTGGCTCTGTAACGGTTGTTGCAGAGGCGAATGTTCCGGTTACTGGCCTTGAGGCCACAAGTGCCGTGGGCGGCGTAACGGTTGTTGCGAAAGCGAATGTAACCCCAACTGGCGTAGAGGCTACAGGTGGCGTAGGTTCTGTAACGGTTGTTGCGGAAGCGAATATAAGCGTAACAGGTTTATCCGCTACAAGTTCGATTGGCTCGGCTACCGTCGAAGCGGATGCAATAATAATCATACCTAGCGGCCTGCAAAGCCAAGCCTTTGTGCATAGCGGGTATATACAAGTTGAAGCAGGGGCAAATGCTCCTGTTACTGGTTTGGGTTCTACAGGATCTGTAGGGTCCGTAACGATTGAAGTTAGAGCCTCGGTAGAGGTTACGGGCGTTTCGGGCACTGGCGCTGTTGGAACAGTTGTTGTCGATGCGGGTGCAGAGGTTCCTGTATCTGGGCTTGCTGCAACGGGCAGCGTGGGACAAGTTCTTGTTTGGGGTAGGATTGTTCCAAATCAAAATCCGAGTTATACTCCAGAAACACCATCTTCCACCCCAGCATGGAGTGACGAAACACCGTCTCAAACTCCGGGCTGGGATGACATAGCAGCATAGGAAAAAATTATGCCTAGTACATATACACTGAATAACGGTATCGAACTCATCGGCACAGGCGAACAGTCTGGCACATGGGGCGATACAACGAACACGAACTTTGAATTGCTGGATACCGCGCTTGACGGTCAGGTATCGGTAACGCTTGCAGCCACGGGGTCTTCTGGCTCTCCTAACACGTTGCCAATCAGCGATGGCGCGTCCTCTAATGGGCGTAATCGTTTGGTAATTTTTGGAGATGGCGGGGATTTGGGCGGCACTGCGTTTGTGCAGCTTACTCCAAACGACTCGGAAAAGATTATTTATGTGCGTAATAACCTAGCGGGTTCGCGCAGTATCTTGCTTTTCCAAGGCACATATAACGCGAGTAATGACTATGAGGTGCCTGCGGGTACGACAGCGGTTGTGTTCTTTAACGGTGCGGGTTCTGGCGCGGTAGCGGCGAACGTATTTAACAATGCGTTTTTTGACAGTCTGCGGTTGGGTTCGGTTTCCGTCACTGCAATTTTAGACGAAGATAACATGGCCTCTAACAGCGCCACTGCGTTGTCTACTCAACAGTCCATCAAGGCTTACGTTGATAGTCAAGTAACGGCGCAGGATTTGGACTTTGGTGGCGACAGTGGAACAGGTGCTGTTGATTTAGACAGTCAGACTTTCACGATTGCGGGTACGACGAACGAGGTTGAAACGTCTGCTTCAGGGCAAACGCTTACTGTTGGCTTGCCAAGCGACGTAACAATCGGGCAAGACTTAACGGTTACTCGTGATCTTACAGTTAATCGTAACCTTAATGTTTCGAGCGGCACGATTAAGCTGGATGGAAATTATCCTACTGGTACAGGCAACGTGGCGTTGGGTGATGACGCCTTGCGTGATGGCTCATTAAGTGGTGGTAATAATACGGCTATAGGCCATTTTGCTTTGTACGCAAATACGTCTGGGTCAGAAAACACAAGCATTGGTCGTGGTAATTTAGATGCTAATACTACGGGATCACACAATACGGCTTTAGGTAGCACCGCATTATCAAGTTCGACTACAGGGTCATATAATACGGCCTTGGGAAGTCTTGCTCTGAACGCCAACACTACTGCAAGTAACAACACAGCGATTGGGTATCAGGCTGGGTATAGTAATACTACTGGAACGGCTAACGTGGCTGTTGGTGCGGCTGCACTTTACGATAACTCTACAGGCATTCGTATTACTGCAGTTGGCAGAGAGGCGTTAACAAACAACACTACAGGCAATCATAATACAGGTATTGGCTATCAGGCCATGCTCACTAATACCACAGGGAACTACAACGTATCTGTTGGTTATGAGAGCCTTAACTCCAACACCACCGCAGACGGCAACACTGCTGTTGGTTATCAGGCTTTAGATGCTAACACCACAGGTGGATACAACAATGCTTTTGGACTTGACGCATTAGGGGCAAATACTACAGGTGGTGAGAACAACGCATTTGGAAGAAATGCTTTAGGAGCAAATACTACAGCTACCGGTAACGCCGCTTTTGGACATAGGACGTTACAGGCAAATACTACAGGTAGTGAGAATGCTGCTTTTGGAAAGGAAGCGTTAAAAGCTAACACCACTGGTGCTTACAACACAGCTTTAGGTCACTCAGCCCTACTATCCAACACCACCGCAAGCTACAACACAGCCGTTGGGTATCAAGCTATGTACGACAATACCACTGGTACTGAGAATGTAGCCGTGGGTAGATTAGCCCTTCAAGATAATACCTCTGGAAGTTATAATGTTGCTTTGGGTATGAATAGCCTTGCTTTAAACACCACCGCATCCTACAGCACTGCGGTTGGGTATCAGGCTTTATATAGTCAAACGACAGGTGGCTCAAATAACGCATTCGGTCACAATGCTGCTTACAGCACAACGACAGGTACGGGTAGCGTAGCAATAGGTGGCGATGCTTTATATACCAACACGACAGGTAATAGTAATATTGGTATCGGATATTATTCGTTGCGTCAGACAACGACAGGCTCTAACAACGTATCTTTGGGTAGAGAGGCTTTGCGTTACAACACCACCGCAAGTAACAACACCGCCGTTGGCTATCAGGCAGGGTACACTAATACTACTGGTACTGGGAACAATTCCTTTGGAGCTCAAGCATTGAGAGCCAACACAACGGCAAACTACAACAGTGCCTTTGGTCATGTTACTATGTACTCTAACACCACAGGTACAAACAATGCTGCCTTTGGTGGCATAACAATGTATAGTAACACGACAGGCTCTAGTAACTCTGCGTTTGGATATAACGCTCTCTACTCCAACACCACCGCATCCAACAACACAGCGGTTGGGTATCAAGCTGGGTATAGTACAACAGTTGGGCCAGAAAACGTATTCATTGGAAGGGAAGCAGCTTACTCTAATACAGATGGTCAGGACAGTGTTTACATCGGCTCTATGGCGGGTCGTGCAAATACGACAGGCGATAACAATGTAGTTGTAGGTCGGAATGCTCTGCGTTCTAATACTACTGGCGCACAACACGTTGCTATTGGTTACCAAGCCGCTTATTCCAATACTACTGGTACAGACAATACTGTAGTTGGTGGTAACGCTTTATATACTAACACCACAGGTAATTATAACTTAGCCTCTGGGTATGCCTCATTGCGTTTGAACACAACAGGTAGCAACAATGTTGGTTTGGGTTATGAAGCCTTAAAATCAAACACCACCGCATCACAAAATACAGCCGTTGGGTATCAGGCGGCTTATAATAACACTACAGGCACACAGAATGCCGCTCTTGGTTACGCTGCTCTTCCTAGCAACACTACAGGCTCAAACAACACTGCTATTGGTCGTTCTGCATTGCAATCAAATACTACTGGCGCAAATAATACTGCGTTAGGCCACTCAGCACTATTCTCCAACACCACCGTCAACAACAACACTGCCGTTGGGTATCAAGCATTATACTACAACACTACAGGCACACAGAATGCCGCATTGGGTACAGATGCTCTGTTTCAAAACACCACCGCAAATCAAAACACCGCAGTTGGTTATCAGGCTGCATACAGTGCTACTACGGGTGGTAGCAATACAGCAATGGGATTTAGCTCACTTAGAAGCTTAACTACTGGCTCTGGCAACACTGCATTGGGTAGGATGTCCCTATACTCTAGCACTACCGCTGTTTATAGTACCGCAGTTGGGGATGAAGCTCTTTATCAGAGTACTGCAAATCTCAACACGGCTGTTGGATTTCAATCTGCTAGATCTACCACATCGGGAACTCAAAACGAGTCGCTTGGCGCAACATCGTTGTATACAAACACAACGGGTAGTTACAATGTGGCTATTGGTAGAGAATCGCTTTATTCAAATACTACTGGTGGTGGAAATGTAGCAGTAGGCAATTCGGCTTTAAATGCAAATACAACTGCTAATCACAACGTAGCCATAGGCAGAGATGCGTTAAAGGCAAACACCACCGCAAGTAATTGTATTGCAGTCGGAAACAATACCTTACTTACGACTAACGCTGCTGGGAATGTAGCAGTAGGACATTATGCTGGTATTTACATAACATCAGGTCCAGACAACGTCTGTATCGGAGATCAATCTGGATACTCAGGTAACGATGGTAATCAACTTACTACTGGTGGCAGTAATGTTTTAGTTGGCCCATATACAGACGTACCTTCGGGCTCTACTGGTGGTTCTGTAGTTATAGGCTCTGGTGTAGGTAAGGGTTCTAGTACAGGTTTCATTACTCCTGCAAGTGGCGTCTATCAAGGTAACAACTCTTCAAGCTGGTCAACTACCTCTGATCGTAGGTTAAAGAAAAACATTGTTGATAGTACTATTGGGCTTGCTGAGATTAATCAGATACAAGTACGAAACTATGAGTACAAAACGGAAGATGATCTTTCTGAAATAGAAGCTGATGGTCTTTGTAAAAAGGACATTATCGAAAAAGAAGGTGTACAAGTAAGTGCCATAGCTCAAGAGCTACAAGCTGTATTACCTAATTGCGTTACAGAACAAGATACGGGCGTACTTTCGGTAAATGCTGATAATCTTACTTGGCACTTAATCAAGGCTGTTCAAGAGCTTTCGGCTAAGGTTGAATCTCTTGAAGCACAACTAAACCCGTAAAAGTCAAAAAAGGAGAAAGACATGGCTATTACTTACACTTGGACGATAAACAGTATGTCCACAATGCCCACCCCAGAACCAGATTTTGTGGTAAGGGTAATGTGGACACTAACAGGTACAGACGGTACAAACACCGCAAGTATTGACGGCAACAGTACGTTTTCACAGGAGGGTGAAACCTTTACACCATACGCGAATCTAACAGAAGCGCAGGTTTTAGGCTGGGTGCAAGACGAGCTTGGTGAACAGGGAGTTGCCAACACTCAAGCGAATGTGGAAGGGCAAATCAACTCTATGATTACTCCTCCCGTAAGCCCCACTGTAGAACCCCTACCGTGGTCATAATTTAAACTTAAACATAGGAGACTCGTAATGGGAAAAAATGAAAAGACCCCAATTACAGTCAACGACACAGAATACTTTGTCGAAGACATGACGGATAAACAAAAATCAATGCTGAACCATGTAAACGATCTAGGGCGTAAAATGGATAACGCTCAGTTCAACTTGGACCAGCTTGCGGTAGGCCGTCAGAAGTTTGTTGAACTCTTGGCGGACGCTTTGGAAAATCCAGAGGAAGTCGAAGAGGCAGAAGTTGTAAACTAGGAGTGCTAAATGCCACTGACCAAACTCCAGTTCCGACCCGGAATAAATAGGGAAACTACATCGTACTCTAATGAGGGCGGTTGGTTTGATATGGACAAGGTCAGGTTTCGTTTTGGCTTTCCAGAAAAAATCGGTGGGTGGGAGCCTAGTTCTTCCACCTACTTTTTGGGTACATGCCGTGCTTTGCACCCGTGGGTCGCCTTAAACGGCGAACGATACTTGGGCGTAGGTACGCACCTAAAGTATTACATTAACGAAGGCGGTGGGTATAACGATATTACGCCTATTCGTGCAACTACGGCTGCGGGGGACGTAACGTTTTCAGCCTCGGCTAATACGTTGTCTGCGGGCATTAGTGCGCTTGACGATACTATTCCGCTTACAAGCGCGAGCGGATTCCCAGATTCCGGTATTATTAAAATTGGTGCAGAAATTATTAGCTACGCCAATATCTCCAGCAATACTCTAGTAGGTTGTGTGCGGGGTATTCGTAGCACCACGGCTGCGGCGCATTCTTCTAGCGCAGCCGTTACTTGCTCCACAATTATCGTGACCGACACTGCTCACGGGGCGTTAGAAAACGACTTTGTTACGTTTTCAGGGGCAGCTACGTTAGGCGATGCTGTTACGGCGGTAATATTAAACCAAGAATATCAAGTCGTTTACGTTAAGAACGCCAACAGCTACTACATAAACGTTCGCTCCGTTGCCCCCATTTCTTCGATCACTACCTCGGGCGGAATAGATGACACGCTGGTCTTTGCTTCTACGAGCGATAGTGGCAATGGTGGTTCAAGCGTTGTGGGCGCATATCAAATCAACACGGGCCTTGATACTACAATCACCGGCACTGGCTGGGGCGCGGGATCGTGGAGCCGTGGAACATGGGGCAGTGCAGCGTCGTTGTCAGCGTCGGGTCAAACCCTTCGTATATGGTCGCATGATAACTTTGGTGAGGATTTACTTATCAACGTGCGCGATGGAGATATTTTCTATTGGGATAAAAGCACGAACGCTGTTTCTCCAATGGGTCGGGCCGTGGAGCTTGCTTCGTTGGCCGGGGCTAATACCACGCCCACGATTGCCAAAAAGGTTTTGGTTTCTGACCGTGACAGGCACATTATAGCGTTTGGCTGTGATAGCCAAACCAATCCGGGGGTACAGGATCCGTTGCTTATTAGGTTCTCGGACCAAGAATCTCTAACCGATTGGGCGGCAACGGCGACGAATACAGCGGGTGACTTGCGCCTTGGTTCTGGGTCCGAGATTATCACTGCTATCGAAACGCGCCAGCAGGTTCTTGTATATACGGATGTATCACTACATGCGATGCAGTTTTTAGGACCCCCGTTTACGTTTGGGATTAACACGGTATCTGAGAACATTACGATTGCGGGGCCGTTAGCGGCGATTGCGGTTGAGGACAATGTGTTTTGGATGGGTGCTGAAGAGTTTTATGTGTATGGCGGTGCGGTACAGCGGTTGCCTTGTACGGTTCGGGACTATGTGTTTAGCGATATTAACTCTGACCAGCTTGAAAAGGTTACGGCGTCTACCAACACGGCGTTTTCTGAGGTTTGGTGGTTTTATCCGTCTGCTTCCAGCAGTGAGAATGACCGTTATGTGGTGTATAATTATCAGCAGCAGATTTGGTACTATGGTTCGATGGCTCGCACGGTTTGGTTGGATCGAGGCGTTGAGGATCTGCCTGTTGCGGCGGGAACGGATCATGTGTTGTATTTCCACGAGCAAGGTTTTGATGACGGCAGTACCAACCCGGCCAGCGGCATAAGTGCGTATATCGAAAGTAGTCAGATGGACATTGGCGAGGGCGAACAGTTTGTGTTCTTGCGTCGAATGATTCCTGACTTAACGTTCCGAGACAGTACAAACGAAACGCCGCAGGCCACGATGACGTTGAAAGCTAGGAATTTTCCGGGCGGCAACTACCTGCAAAGCAACTCCAAGCT